CCGAGTCTCTAGAATATCCTGCCTTCAGTTCATCGAGGCTCACCTCAAGCTCTTGACCACTTACTTTTACTCGGTGGAGCTCTGGTGTCTCTAATTCTGTTGGTGTTTCTTCTGTTGTCTCAGTATTTTCAGTAACCTGTTCTTCTGGAGTTTCATTCGACTCAGATTGACTCTCTTGAACTTCCTGTTTCTCAGGAGTTGGTTCTGATGGTTCTGCTTTAGTTTCTGGTACTTGAGTGTCCTTTGTAGGATTCAGTATTCCTGAAATTTTATTAGCTGCACCTTCTATTGTTTCTGCCATATCGTTCCTTTCATTGGTTGACGAAATTGAAGTTTCGTTAGATTAACTTCGTTTATTTAGATTCTCAAGATCTACTTGAGCAAGTTTTCCACTAGACATGACGCTAAGTAAATGCCCTTGGATTTTTTCTACCATATTAAAGGCTACCCAAAGGTTTCTTCGCTTGTCATCATCTGCGAAAGATGTATTAAAAATCTCTTGTCTATAAATTTCTAAGAGATCTTTAAATGCTGTCTTTAGAAGGGGATCGTCCAGCAGCTGCTGCGCTCTCTTGCCCTCCCTTATCAATATTTCCTTGTCCATTATTAAAGAATTGTTTTTGTCCTCTTACTATTTGTCCCATTAGATCTCCTGATTTTTGTAAATCAGTTTGTTCTAACATGGATCTTCGTTTAAGTTCTAGTTCATCAATCTTAGTATTGTATTTCAATTCCATTTCTTTGATGGCTAGTTCGTAATCCAAAAGTGATTGTCTCATTTTGCCTTCCAAACCTTTAGCTTCTGTTTCAGCTTTTAACTGTGCACGTTGGTTTTCACCTTGTACTTGGGCTAAAGTTACCTTCTCAAACTCAGTTGGTGGTTTAGGAGGTAGTGGTGGCATTTGAGCTGCTCCGACTTGTGGATCCATAAAGTAAGGTTCTATACTATTTAGACCTGCGTTTTCAACTAATTTTTTCAAAGAGTTATAAATATTTCTAAGATTAACCATTGGGCCATGAACATTTTGTTGTAGATTAATTGCAGACATTTGTCTTTCTAATATTGCATTCATTAATATCAACTGTTGTTCTTTTGATCCAGTTCCTAATCCTACAGAAACTGTTATATTAACTCTGTCTTTCCATTCGTAAGGTCTCATAGGTATGTATTTACCTCTGATTCTTACAATTTTTTCTTTATTTTGGTACTTGCAAGTAAGTTCAAACATTTTTAAGGCTAGATCTTTTACACCAGTTTCAGCAAAGATTCTGGCGATTAACTCCATTCTCATTTGTGATTGTGTCAGAATTTGGTTCTGGCCAGTTGCTGTATTGTTTAATGTGTTTGCATCTAGCCCTTGTGATTGTCTTGTAACACCTGTTCTAGTTTCTTTAACAGAATCTAGGTAGGCTAACATACCACTTGCTTGTTCAGTAATCGGTTGTGCCTGTATAGGCATCATAACATTTTGAGGAGGTTGTTTTGTTCTTACAATTCCTCCAGGACGATTTGTTAAAAGATCATCCATAGAAACTTGTCCATCTTGTACTGCAACTCTATTATTATTTGTTAGATACATATTATCTAACATTTGTCTCATTACAGTAGATTTAATTAATTGTATATCTTCAACTAATTCAGCTACACTTCTTCCATAGAATCTGTGTGGCATAATAACTGGAGTCATAGATATAAAAGGCATTGTGTCTATTTCTTCTATATCAAGTAATTTTTTAGCATCACCAGCTACGCAAATTTTTAATAGTTCTGCTTTACCATCACCATCTACATCCATTCTTACATAGCATTCATGAACTAAAACATCTTGTGTACTTTTATCACCATCAGATTCTCCATGTGAAAAATCTACGCTTTGGTGTCTAGTAAATTTATCTTCAGTATAATAATCTCCATCACCTGTTGGTAGTGAGTCTACTAAATCTTTATCGTAACCCATCTCAACTAATTCTGTTCTTGTTTTGTTCACTCTGTGACAAACAAAGTTTGCAGTATCAATAGACTTACATCTTCTTTCAATTAAAAATTCTTCAGGTGGTACTGGTTCTATTTTTACTTTACCATGAATTTTTGTTCTATGAATAACTACATCATGTAGTTTAATTGCATCTATCTCTTTACCTGCTTCGTCAGTAATTTTTTCTTCATACTCTGTGTGGTTTTTAACTTTAATCTCATCCATAGAGACTAAGTCATTAAACTCATCATCAGTTAATCTTGAGTATTCTTCTCTTTCAATTTTCTGTGCATCATCCCAATATACTTTTAGGATTCCATTCTTTTGGATTAGTGCATCTTTAAATGCTGTATATAAAGCTAAGAAGCCATCGTTCTCTTTGTAAAATATGTAATTTAAATAGTCAGAACATTGTCTAGCTATTTCTTCATCTTCAGGCCCCATGCCTTCACAATTAAATACATTATCACCTGATGTGAATATTCTCATCAATGATGGCATTAAACTTTCTACTGTATCTAAAACATCGTTAGATACTACTTGAGATCTACCTTCTTGTTCATTTCCAAGAGGTGATCCTAAATAATATTCTAATGATTTTTTTCTTCTAGCTACTAATTCACCACCTATATAACCTGATGCATTATGTATTTCTCTACTTAAAACTGATAATATTTCTTGATTTGATTTTTTCATACTACGTATTTTGTATCTATATTAATTGGTTTATCCCATTCTGTTGTATCAATAGGATCATGTACACACCCATATCTAAATGCATCACTTGCGTGTGAGCACCAGTCATGGAGAGGTTTATTCTTAAACACTTGGTTCTTATCGTCCCATTGTTTTCGATACTGTCTCAAAGCATCTAATCCTGTTTTACATTTAACTCTATCAAAATAACAATCTTTTAAAGTATTTCTCACAGATTCAATTCCATGATCTACTTCTAGTCTAGGTGCTACTTCAAAGTCAATACCTAATTCATTTGCAACTTCTAATCTTGACTTACCTGTTCCAAGCTCACGTGCCATTATATCATGTGGAGCTATATGTCTGCTGTAAGCATAGTCTTTCTCCATTAATATATCTGCGTAGTGTGCTAATGATTCTCCTGAAGTTTCGTAATAGTCTACCAAATGAATTTCACTTCCAACTCTTTGTGCAAACCATATTGCAGTTGAATCTCCAATTCCGAGATCCCACCAAGTTTCTACTCCAACTGAATCGTCTACAGGTACTTCACCAATTCTTTTTTCTTTATCTGCTTTAGTTATTAATCTTCCATAATAACTTCCTGATACTGCTGCTGTAAATGAACATTCAAATTCTTGCTGATACTGTTCTTCAGTCATTATAGCACGAGCTTGTTCTAACTCGTCATCTGGTATTACTTGTGTTTCAGATGCTCTATATAACTTACCATACCAATCTTTATGACCACGTTGTGCAAAGTCAAATACTTCCCAAAACTGGTTATGTCCCATTGGTGTACCTATAAATAAAACTGATCCTAGTTTATCTGATACTGCTGGTCTTACAATTTCTGTCCATACTCTAGGAGACATGATTGCATATTCGTCCATAACAACTTTATCAAACCCCATACCACGAATACTATCAGGGTTATCTGCTCCAAAAATTTGGATACGTGATCCATTAAATAGATCTATTCTTAATTCTGTTTCATTTCTACTACCACCAAATTGCATTAATGGTTTTGTATAAAATTTTAAATATTCCCAAGCGATGGCTTTACCTTGACGATAAGTCGGTGCTATAAATGCACATAAGGATCTTGGTTTGTCTGCTGCTGTTTTAATTAATTCGTTAATAGCTAGTACTGATTTACCAAATCGTCTATGACATACTAGAACACTAAATCTTTTAAGTGAATTATGTACGTCTTGTTGGTAAGGTCTAGGCTTATATGGTATTTCTACTTGAGTGACTTTTTTCTTAGTCGTCTTTTTGCCAGGAGACTTTGATTGCAATTGGTTCATCTGTTCCTATTTTAGATGTTGTTGATGCTAACCTTGGATGAACAAATGGTGCTGCTTTTTCGGCTGCATACATTTTACGTTCAGGTGAGCTCATAGGATTGTTTAACACAGCTAATAGGTAATCCAAAGGAGAATGTTGGTATTTTACAGCCATTTCTTCCATAGACTTCCAATTTTTTTTAGTCTTTGCACCAGCAGGTCTACCAGCTCCAGGTCTTTTACCACCATGGTTTTCTGCTTTAACTTCGTTTTCGTATGTTTTATCTTCTTCAATCATTATGCTACCCAATTACCTCTTTTTGTATATTGTTTAGTTTTAGATCTAGATGCAGTTCTTTCACCTCTTTTAATAACATTTACAGCTCCTGCACCTGCAGCTAATCCAATAGTTAATGGACTAAATGCTATTTTAGTTCCAAACTTAATACCTTTTTTAATTATTTGTTTAGCAATAGAAGGTTTCTTCTTTGGTGTTTTTGTAAAACCTTTATCTCCACCTTTAACCATTAGTAACCTTTCTTAACTTTCTTGCCACTTTTTTTAGCAGCCATCTTAGCTTTCTTTTTACCAGCTTTAGTGTATGGGTATTTTTTCTTTCCAACCATTGGCATA